CACGCTGTCAGCGCGCAAGCCCTCGCAGCCGTTGGAGAGGAACATCGCCAGCACATGGCGGTTGCCGTGAATGTCGGTGGCGTGGATTTCCTGGAATCGTCCACCGGGTATGTCTTTCGGCTCGGTGACGGTGATGCCCATCACTTCGTGAATCGCGGTATTGACTCGCATGGTGCCTCCCTCAAAGGTCGATTTTTTGCCACTCAAGCGTGGCCAAGTGTTCTGCCTGCTGGTCGATGGCTTCAGCGGAGAGCTTCTTGACTTCCACCAGCAGGGCGTCTGCGTTGCCGACCTCGGCCAGTTGCATCAGCCGATAGAAGGCGGCATTGCTTGAGCTTGCGAATACAGATGCGACGCCGTATTCGTCAGGGGCGCCGCGCTCCAAGCGGGCCTGCATGGCTTCGGCCAAGCGTTTGCCTTCGCTTTCGATGAAAGCGATTTCGCGATCGGGATTGGCGAAGTAAGCCGGTTCCACTTTCTGCGCATAGGGACTGCGCTCGTTGGCTTGGGCTTGGGCGTGGAGGCGGGCGTTCACAATTGCCTCCCACGCGCTGCCGCCATGCCCACAATGGATCGTCGGGTTTCTTCGGCGTTGTTGTACTTGCCTTCAAACCGCGTATAGACGGTCAGGCCTAGCCTTACCGCAAGAGCCAACGCGTCGGCATCGCGCTCAAGCGGGTTCCACTCAAACGTTCGCCAGCCATCCTGATACGTGTCGTACAGGATGCAAGTGCCGCAGTCGTAGTCTTTGCCAGTCGCCTCGTGGAAGCGGGGCTTTTGAAGACCTATTGCCTTTGCGGCTAGCTCAAGCAGTTCGCGGTCGCTGCTCATGCCTCGCCCCTTGCTTTGGCGATAGCGGCGATAGCAGTCTTGCCTGCATCGGTGTCTTCCAGCGCCCAGTTGCCAGCGTCGCCGGAATCGGCCAACTGTTTGTAATCGGCAAAGAGGGTTTCGAGCGCAGCCAGCAGAGCCGGGGCCGCTTCCACGAGATGAAAGTTGGCAGCAACGGTGTTGAGAACATGCGCCGCGACAGCCTCGTGTCTTCCCTCGCCAAAGGAGCGGAAGAAGTGGCCCGCGTCCCTGATGGCTTCAGCAGTGATTTCCGGCTTGCTCTCCATTCCTGTCTATCTCCCTTGTGGTCTGCCGCGATGTGCAGCAGCGATGGAAGAAGTATATTTTGCGTGTACTCCGAAGTCAACGGAAAATATACTCAGTCGCAAAATATTTTTGGAAATGGCAGAATTAGTACGCCGAGCAGGCAAAAAAATACCCGCCGGGGCGGGTAAGTTGCTGTTAGCGCAGCAACAAGAGCAGGAGTAGAACGAGGTCAACCGCCTGCCTGAGACTCACTTTTAGTTTGAAGGAGAACTCAACCATGATGAACCTTACGGTATGAGCGATCTCCGGGCCCGGAGGCCGCATCGTGAGAATGTGGCCGTCTAGGTTGTCGCCGTGCCTAGGATACTCGGCGACGAGGTTGAGCAGGAGCGCGTTCAGGTCGCCCATCGACTGTTAAGCCGAGCTGCTCCCCTACTTGCCCCCTACCTCCAGCGGCATCCCTGCCGCAGACCAGGCTTGGATGAGCCCGATGCTTTCCCCCTTGTCGTATTTTGACGACCGATGTGCGGGTTGCGCACAATCGTTCATAGGGTGTAACCTGTGTTTACATACAGTAGTGGCCTCTGTTCCCCGCCAGACAACGTTACATTTCTTACGATGTCTTGAACCACAAGTGCCACATTTCCGTGCAACAGTAAGTAGAAGCCCCTATCGAAGGGCGCGGGAGTGGTCACCGATGCAACAGCAAGAAGAGCGTTCTTTCCTCTCCGTTTATCGTCTTCTCAGCGATGAGGACCGAGAGTGGATGTACTACTACGCCTGCCATAAGCTCGACCAGCGCAAATCGGCGCGGCCAGGTTTACGACTGATTCCTGGCGGCCGGTCTTTGGTGGAGAGCGCCTCCCTCAAATCTGGCGACATCGAGGACACGAGCGCGGCCCATGCCATCGAGGCTTGCATAGAGTCTGATTAACTCAGCCACATCATTCAGGTCTGTCGCGCCCCTGGCCGTTCCGAGCAGGGTATCGGCAGACACGTTGAACGTGCCGCAAAGTACGGCGAGTTGAGCGGCATTGGGCTGGTTGCGCCCAGCCTCCCAGGCGCTGATTGCCTGCTTGCCTAATACCTCGTTTTCGCCCAGCACATGGAACTTGGCGCCTAACTGATCTTGGGTCAGTTTGGCCTGTTCCCGCAATTCTCTAATTCGTTGTCCGAGGTTCATCGCAGAAGCCTAGCGAATTTTTCCGTTGACTAGGTACACGATGCGTTGACATTGGAGTACACGTATCGTAGACTGCATTTCCATGAACGGTCTACAAAAAGCCATCGAGCGTCACGGACTTACCGGATTGGCCCGCCATCTCGGCGTGACCAAGGGGGTGGTCTACCAGTGGCGCGAGCGCGAAAGCGTCCCGCCTGAATACTGCCCCGAGATAGAGAAGCTGATGTTGGGGGAGGTTAAGTGCGAGGAACTCAACGACAAGGTTGATTGGGCCTTCCTTCGCGCCAACCGCCGAAGCAAGGCGGTCAGTAAAGCAGCAAGCACCTAAAGCAGAGAACAACAAAGTCGCGCCAGGGAGGCGCGTCTTAACGCTCGGGACGCAGGAAAAAACAGCGGCCGAGGTTCGCAGAGTAAAGCAAGCCGCGCAACGGTTTCTGATGCGCATCAACAAGGGGAGCAGCATGAACGATCAGGAAACCAGGGACTATTCCGAGCTGATGCGCCAAGCGCTAGCGGAGTGCCCCGAAGCCGTGCCTTGCATGTGGCCGGCCCTGCGTGACTACCTGATTTCCAAGAACGCTTCCAGCCCGGTGCCGGCCTTCCCGTGCGCTCCTGTGCGGAGGATGAAGTAATGGCCGGAGACTGGATCAAGATGCGCTGCGACCTGTTCACGCATCCAAAGGTTGTCCGCATTTCGTCCGCATTGAAAGCGGACAAGCTGCGGACGGTTGGCGGACTAATGTCCGCTTGGAGTCTTTTTGACGCGCACTCAATCGATGGAACGCTGGAAGGCTACACATCCGCAACGCTCGATGACCATCTTGGTTGGCAGGGATTTTCTGCCGCAATGATCGCGGTCGGCTGGTTGGTCGACACAGGCGAAAGCCTTGAATTGCCTAGGTTTGACGCCCACAACGGCCAGTCTGCGAAGCGACGCGCGCAAGAGAACGACCGCAAGAAAGAGGCCCGCAAAATGTCCGCAGACGATGCGGACAAAAAGAGGACCAGAGAAGAGAAGAGAAGAGAAGAGAAAGAAGTAGAAGAAAAACGCTCGCTTCGCTTCGCTGAGTTTTGGGATGCCTACCCTCGCAAGATCGGCAAGGAAGCTGCTCTGAAGGCTTTCAGCAAAGTCGATCCTACAGACGATTTGTTGCAGACCATGCTGCGCGCCTTGGCCTCTGCTAAGCAAAGCCAAGCGTGGTTGAAGGATGGGGGCGGGTACATCCCTCATGCGTCGACCTGGCTGAACGGAAAACGCTGGGAAGACGAGTTGGTGACGGTCACTGACGGCGCCCAGCCGTGGGAGCGCTGATCGTGAAAGGCCACCAGCAAATCATCTCCGCCCGCCTGCAAGGCAAAAAGCCTTCGCTGGTCTTCGTGGAAGCCGGACTGCCGCCTGTGGCCGAGGAAACGGTCTACGACCGATACGAGAACGCCCTGGCCTGCGGCCTGTACGCCACGGTGAACATCCCGCCCGAGGAACTGAATGCCCGCCTGGACTTGCGTTTCATGGTCGGCCTGCGCGTGGTGGTGCATGGCGAAGCCGTCAGCGATGCCGTTCTGGCGCTGGGGGAACGGATCGTAGAAGCCGGCGCCCGCCATGTGGTCATTTCGGGCATCAACGATACCGCGATTGTGCAATTCAAAGACCAACAATGGGAGGCGTGCGCGTGAACATTCGCGATCACATTCTGGCGGCTGACGACATCGATTTCAGCCACTACCTGACCGAAACCGACGCTGCCGAAAAGGTGCGGCCGGCATCTGAATATCTCGATCAGGTCATGCATGCCCTGCGCCCGGCGCATGAGCAAAAGGACGTGCCGAAGCTCCCGTTTGCCAATGCCTACCTGTACTTCCCGCCCGGTGAAGTGACCTTGTGGGGCGGCTTCAACGGTTCCGGAAAATCCATGCTGCAGGGCCAGGTGCTGGCGCAGTTCGCCATCGAAGCCTACCGCTGCTGCATTGCGTCGTTCGAGATGAAGCCGGCCCGCACCCTGGCGCGCATGGC